GCTTGAGCTTCGCACCGCGACCTTTGAGCGCACCGGCAACAAGCTTGCCGGTTACGCCAGCGTCTACAACGCGCCGAGCCTCCCGCTGACGGTGCGCGGCGTCAACAACGGCAAGCCGTTCGTCGAGCGCGTCGCGCCCGGCGCGTTTGACCGCTCGCTCGCTGCCAATGTCTCGCTGCTGATCGGGCACGATCGGCGCGAGCTCCTCGCTAACACCAAGAGCGGGCTGCTCCAGCTCCGCTCCGACTCCAAGGGCCTCGCGTTCGAGGTCGATCTCCCGGACACGCAGAAGGCCAAGGACGTTCGCGCCCTGGTCGAGGCTGGCGTGCTCTCGGAAATGTCGTTCGGTTTCTTTGTCCGCTCCGACGCCTGGACGGGCTCGGAGCGCACCCTCACGGAGGTGGATCTCCGCGAGGTTTCCATTGTCGAAAACGGCGCTTATCCGCAGACCAGCGCCGAGGCTCGCACTCATTCGCCGAGCCTCGCTCGGTTGCGTCTGCGATTGAGGACCCTCACGTGAAGCAGCAGGAAATCATTGAGCGCCGCAAGGCCATCGAGACCGAAGTCAATTCCATTCTCGCCTCTGACCAGATCAGCGCCGAGGCCGAGGCCCGCGCCGACGAGCTGCTGAACGAGCTCAAGGACCTGAACGAGAAGCGCAGCGCCGCGGCGCTCCGCGAGCGTTTCGCGTCCCACGCGATCACGCAGAAGGTCGTCGCCGAGAAGCGCGAGCAGACCGAGGAGTGGCGCTCGAGCGGCGAGTACCGCGAGCAGTTCCTCGGCTGGCTGAAGGGTGGCCGTGCGCCCGAGCAGCGCGAGCTGATCACCAGCGCCAACTCCAACATCCTGATTCCCAAGCTGTACGAGGACGGGATCCTGAAGTACATGATGGCGCAGAGCGTTATCCGCAACCTCGCTGACCTCCGCACCGGCGTCCAGGGCTACGCAACCCTGCGCTACAACACCCTGGCAACCGCCGACTACACCTCGGCGTGGACCCAGCCGGACACCGCCTCGACCGCCCGGACCAGCATCGACCCCGGCTTCGCCGAGGTGCCGCTGGCTCCGGTCCCGTGCCTGCCCTACACGCAGGTCTCGCAGCAGCTGATGCGTCAGGCGAACTTCGATGTCGAGGCGGAGGTGATGGACAACCTCCAGCGCCAGCTCTCGAAGAACCTCGAATGGGGCTACATCGGCGGCACCGGCACGAACGCGCCGAAGGGCATCTTCACGGTGAACGCTAACACCAACCAAGTCACGGACACGTCAACCGGAACGACCCGTGCCTTGGCAATCGCAAAGGTCACGCTCGCCAAGCTGCGCGAGATGCGCTACGAGAAGCTCCCCGCTGCGTACTGGGGTTCCTCGGCGTGGATCATCCCGCAGGACGTGTACGCGACCATCGCGACGCTGACGGTCAACAACGTGCCGCTCTTCATCCCGAGCGCCGACGCTGTCGGCCAGGCTGGCGCTGGCTTCACCCTGATGGGTCTACCGGTCTACGTGACCGAGTACCTCCCGGTGCACATCTCCACCGCCACGACGGGCAAGAACTGCCTGGCCGTGCTTGGCAACATCTCGGACGGCTTCGCCATCCGCGAGTGGGGCGGCATCGGCATGATCCGCGATGAGATCACGGCGATGTCCTCGGCCCGCGTGATCTTCCAGGGCATGATGTTCGCCAACAGCGACTTCACCCGCGTGAAGTCCCTGGTGCAGCTCAACATCACGAACGGCTAATCCTGATCCTCTCATCGGCACAGGTGGCGCTCCTTCGGGGGCGCCACCTGGCTGCGAGGTAATCCGTGGCGATTGATATTTCCAAGTTCCGCAACTGGGCCCGGCTCTCCTCGAACGAGGACGATCCGGCGATTCAGATTGCGTGGGAAGCAGCGAAGCGCGAGCTGGAGGAGCGCACCGGCTGGTGCGTCGATCCGGTCACGCGGACGCAGTACGTGGCGTCGGAGCCGACCAACGACCAGCTGCTAGTGCGCCTGGAACGCCAGCCGGTCACGGCGGTGACGTACCTGGACGATGATGGGGCGACTGGCTCCGCGACGCTGGTGACTATCAACGGGATCCAGTACGCGACCATGGCGGACTCTCTGGCCTACCCGGTCGTGCTGACGGTGACCGCTGGTACGAACACGCTCAACCCGCTACTGGAGATGGCAATCCTCCAGCGCGTGACGCAGCACGTGGCAAGCCGCGGAGATGACACGGTGGCGCTCCCAAGCGACTACTGGGATCGGGTGTCCAGCATGATGGGGAAGGGCATTGGCTGATGCCTGGGCACGTCCCATCCGGAATGCTGCGCCTCGCCATGACGGCGCAGAACCCCGTCCGCACGGTCGATGACTTCGGCCAGGCGTCGGAGGCGTGGGTGAATGTCGCCGTGCTGCATTGCCACATCGAGGTCGCATCGACCAACGAAACGATGGATGACCGAGGCCCGGCTGTTCGCACGGATTGGCGCATCCTCGCGAGCTTTCACCCGTCCGTAAACACCCGTAGCCGGCTGCTGTGGAACGACCACGGCACGGAGCGCACTTTCAACGTGCGGGCGTGCTGGGATCGCGACCAGCGCCGTCGGCGCCTGGAGATCGAAGCGACCGAGGTGCTGCCGTGAGTACTGCCGTCAAAATCACCGTGGATTCTGCCGAGGTGCGGAAGACGATGGCGCAACTGCCGATGAAGCTGAACGAGTCGATTCGCAAGAAAGCCATCCGCAAGGTGTTTCAGCCAGCGGTAAAAGAACTGCGGCAGATTTGGCGCTCTGCGCCGTACCGCGGGAAGCCGATCCATCGTCGCGCTATTTCGTCCGCGACGAAGCTGCTCCCTCCCAAGCGCACCGCCGGACCCGGCTCGCCGATCAGCATCGTGGTCGGAGTTCAGTACGGGCGAAAGGGTGGTTCCAGGGCAAAGGGACGGCAACGCATCTGGCACCTGCTTGAGAACGGTTTCAAGCACAAGGCGAGCGGCAAGTTTGTTTCCGGCAGCAAGCGAAGCTATTCGTGGGCAAGTGGTCGCGTCGGACAACTTGGGACTGCGTTGCAGACGGAACTGCTTCGCCTTGCTGCCATAGCGCTTGGGAGGCAGAATGTCTCTTGAAAATATTCATCGAGCAATCAAGGCAAGCTTGACCGGCTTGGGTTACGAAGTGTCCGTTGGGATGCGTAATGCGGGAACGCCTACTCCTTGCATCGTCTACGAACTTAACAGCGCGGAATGTGCCATGCGGATGGCAGGTATCACGACTGGATTGCAGCATTGGACGATCGAGGTAGAGGTGGCGTGTGTCGCCGACACGGTCGAAACGGTGACTCAAATGGTCGACGCCGTGATGACCGAATGGCAAAACGGACCAATCAACTACACGACTTTTAATTGCTCGCTTGTCATCTCCTCGTTCTCGGTGGCGTTCACCGCAGAAACTCCGGACGACGGCCAGCAGGATGCAGAACGAATCGGCACGATCAGCATGACGCTGCTCGTCCAGGAGGATTGATATGGCACTCATCGCAGGCTACGGCGGCACGGTTACGCTTAATTTCCAGAGCAGCTCGGCCATCGCGTTTCCCGTCCGCAACATCTCGATCAACTTCGAGCGGGCCAGCATCGACACGACGCAGCTTTCCGACTTCCGCGAGAAGCGGTCTCCGGGCCGCGTCCGCCGCACGGCGACGTTCGACATGATGGCGCAGGACAGCACAACGGACAACGCTTTGAGGCTGCACATGGTTCCGACCACGCTGGCCGAGGCTGTTGGCCGCAGCGTTGCGTTGGCGTTCCTCGACCAGGGATCGATTTCCTACAACATCACCGGGCACCTCACCTCGGCGTCCCGTTCCGATGACGGCACCGGCCCGGGTATGTGGTCCCTCACTTTGGAAGAAGCCTGATGCCATTTGACCTCACGAAGATCGCCGCTCGCCAGCGCACCGTCGAGATCGACGGCGTCGGCCCGGTCGTGTTCCGCGAGCCGACGCTGGCGGACTACACGCGGTCCCAGGTCGACCCGTACTGGTGGGGATCCTGCATCTCCTGCCCGGACGGATCGCCCTTTGTGGTGTCGAATGCCGACCTTGGCACGGTGCGCGCTGACGTGGCTGGGCGGCTCCTCGAGGAAGTCAACCGGCCACGCCCTACGGAGCCGGCACCCGCCGGCTATGGAGAATCGCCAGCCCGGAGCAACGCATGATGATGCCCGTCGCCCTGGCACGGCTTGAGATGACCACCGAGGAACGGTGCGAGCACCTCCTCGGAGTGATCGCTTGCACCCTGACCGGGAAACGCCCGCATGAGTTCATGCCGTGGGTCCGCTCCGGCCTAGACGAGTTTGCACGGGAGGTGGGCCGTGGCTGACAAGTCGATGAAGGCAGTCATCCGGGCCGAGGTTGATCCGTCTGGCGTGGTCAAGGGCGTCGCCGCAGCGAACCGCGAGCTTCAGAAGCTCAACGCCACCAGCGCCAAGGCGGCGCTGGCAAGCGGCATCAGCGCCACGATTGACGCCGGGCAGGTGGCCTTTGGTGCCATCCGTTCCGCAGTCACCGCCCTGGACAAGCGGGCCGATGACCTGACGAAGATCACGACCACGTTCAACGTGGATGCAGCAAATGCTGCAACGCAGTCGGAGATCGAGAAGTACGCCAGAAACAAGCGGATCGCCGACGCGCTGGCGCCGGGCGTGATTCAGGGCATCAAGAATCAGGACATCATCGCCAACCGCGAAGCCGCCAACATCGTTGCGAATGGCGCCGCAATCGGGCAGGGGATCGCCAACATCCAAGGCATCTCGGCGGGTGGACAAGCCGCAGTAAATCAGGGACTGGATGTCGGTCTCCAGGGCGCTGGATCCACCACGCTGGACGAGATCCGCAACATGCTTGGCAAGTTCTCTGGCTGGATGCGAGGGCAACCGTAATGGGAACGTGGTCATACATCGAAGTGGCGGACAGCAGGATCTACGGGCTTACGTCGCCCGGCAACGAGCATTCGGTGGACCTTGTCTACCAAGTGAAGTGGACGCCAGCAAGCAGCGCGGACACTTACCCGGGCGACAGCGGCATCTTCAGCAGCGGTATTCCCCAGGTGCGCGAGCGCCTTCCCGCAGGCGTTTACGGAAGCAACCCCTTCCTAAAAACGTACGTCTGCCGTTCGGTCGAGAGCACACCGGTGCGCGAAGGAACGTACGTCTTTCGCGTCACGTGCCGTTTTGGATCGTTTGCGCCGACGGGTGACTTTGGTTATTGCAACGTAACGCGGTCGAGTTCCATTCGCCAGGCCCAGATGTGGCGCATGGGCGCGTCGTTCCCAAGCAATTTCGATGCCGCTTGGCCTGTGTCTGCTGACATCGGTGGAAACAAGGTTGACCTCCGTGGCAATCCAAGAACCTACGAGGTGCCTCAGCAGAACATCACGGTAGAAGTACTTTGGGACCGTACGGCCGTGGTTGCAGGGTCACCCCAAGCCGAGCCGCCGTGGGCGACGTGGTCCGGCTACGTCGGCCAGCGCAACAGCGCCGCCTTCCTCGGCGCTGCTATTGGGCAGCTGCTCTACCGAGGATTTCAAGCTGCACCGCTCCAGGAGTGGTACAAGATCCAGCACAACTTCGTATGGGACGCCTGGGGGCACCTTGAGCAGTTCGGCATTCCGCTGCCGACGGGAATGCCCCAATGCACCAGCGGCACCAGCGTGCTTGGCGTGACCATCCTCCAGGCTGACAAGATCGGCTGGATGCAGAAGTATCCGACTAAGTCGTCAATTAGTGACGTACTACAGGCCGCAGCATTGAACGAACTCACCACCCCCATTCCTGCGTTCCCCTGATGGCATACAACGCGCCCAACTTCACGCAAGGACTGCCAGGCGGTGCAAACCGCGTGGTGCTGCGCGATTGGACGCAGAGCGCCAGCACCGTCAACGCCAACATGGATGGCATCATGTGGGCGACGTCCAACGTCAACGCGCCGCAATACTCAGCGTCGGCCTTGTGCGAGCTTGTGTCGGCGACACTTATCAGCGGCGCGTCGAACCGGTGGACGTACACGATCAAGATCTGGCACCCGACGCCGCTGACCGGATCCGGCGTGACCGTGCCTCGGGACTACACGTTCGACTACACGAACTGCATCAACCTCCGAGAGTGGCACAACACCTCGAGCATCGTCGATGGCATGGACATCACCAGCCCGCCGTCCACCATCGGCCCGGTTGGTAGCCGGTACACGTCGGGCGCCTGGACAACATCGGAGCTACTTGCCAAGGTCGAGGTGCACGTGGCCTACAACACCGCTGGCGGGGCGTTTGCGTACTTTGACCGACCGAACCCAATCAGGTGCACCTAATGGCAATTGGCGACAACAACCTCAAGCTCGCGTCCGGCATCGACCCGCAGGTGATGGTGCCCGGCGAGGTCTACGAACTCGCCATGCACGTCCACACCGTGGCAGGGCAGAACTTCTCCTGGACGAACTACACGCCCAAGATGCGCGTGGACGTCGGAACCTTGAGCACGACCTACAGCGGCACGGTGGTGAGCGCGGGGGGAGGCACCGCTGGCTTCTCGCTGACCGCCGTGCAGACGGCGACGTTTGCGTCCAACGCCTGGGGACGCATCGTGCTGTACGCAGATCCGAACACCGGCAGCGAGAACCTGCATATTGCGACCATTGATCTCCGCACGACCAACGAGGTGATCCCGTGATTCAGAACATGATGCGTAAGGCGATGGTGGCAGGTGCAGCTGAAGTACTTGTTGTGGCCGGTGGCGGAGGCGGAGGAACCGGAGGCGGTGGCGGCGGAGCTGCCGGAGGAGGAGGTGGCGGCGGCGTTGTTACTGCTTATGCCGATTTTGTCGCTGGTGTTTCATATACCGTCACGATCGGAGCAGGAGGAGCAAGTGCAACCGTTGGAAACGCTTCAAGTTTGATCGGTGGAGACGTCAGCGTTTCCGCAGCTGGCGGTGGCCGCGGTGGCAACTACCAGTACGGAGGTGGAACTCAATCTGGCGGTGACGGCGCAAACGGTGGTGGAGGCGGTTCTGCTTATAGCAACGGAACGACCTATGCAGGAGGAACGGGCACCGCTGGATACAACGGTGGAGCAGGAAACACGGGCAATGACAACGCCAATTACCTGAGAGCTGGTGGTGGCGGAGGTGCAGGGGAAATCGGAGGAACTGGATCCGGCACCAGTTCCACTCCTACTGGCGGCAATGGTGGAAACGGCGTTTCGTTGTCAACCAATGGCACAGCGACCTTTTATGGCGGCGGCGGCGGCGGTGGTGGTTGGGGGTCTGGTGGCGGCGGCACCGCAGGCCAAGGTGGCGGAGGTTACGGCGGCATCGGAGCGGCGGGAGGATCTAACCGGACGCCGCAAGCAGGAACCGCAAATACCGGCGGCGGTGGTGGCGGCTCAGGCGATTCGAATGCTGGGGCAGCTGGTGGGTCTGGAGTCGTTGTGATTGCGTACCTAGGCACCTCCGCAAAGGCGACCGGCGGAACCGTTAGCACTTCGTCGCGAACGGGATACGTTGTGCACACTTTTACCTCTGGCGGAACCTTTGCATATACGGGGTGATCAATGCGCTACTTTGCACAAGTGAATTCTGGAGTTGTTTCCGAGGTGGTTGTTTCCGAACAAGCGCCAGGAATGTCTTGGATTGAGACGTTTACCGACGGCACAAGAGGACACTATGCCGGGGTTGGTTACGTCTACATGGCAAGCATTGACGCTTTCGTCCCTCCATCTCCATTTCCAAGTTGGTCGCTTGATTCTCAATCATTAGAATGGGTGGCTCCGTTGCCACGCCCATCCGGGAATTACAGATGGGACGAAAATCTTCTTAGCTGGGTGGAGTTGTGAAGCTCGCCGCGGCCATCCTCGCGCTTTCGCTCGCCGGCTGCACCAACCACACGGCAGCGATCGCGCATTCGGCCATTGACGCCCGCCAGGCGGTGGGCGCTGCGATCGTTCACATGGACGCGGCCCGCGAGGAGCTGGACGGACTGCAAGCGTCCATCGAGGCGGTGCAGGAACACGTCGCGTACGTGTCCGATGAGGAACCAGCGATCTTCTCCACGCTGAAATACGTATCCGTCGCCGGGGTCGTGATCGGCGCCTTTGCCCTGGTCTACACAATCAAAAACTGGAAGCTCGTATGAACCTCGCACCCTGGCAATACACGCTCTGGCTGGTGGGCCTGATGGCTATCACCTTCGCCTCCGGTTGTTCCATCGGTATTACCTTCGCACGTAAGCAGAAAGCGAAACCCCATGCTCGCAAGCGCTGAATCTCTCCTCGGGTCCATCTGGTTTGGAGTCATGCTCGGCCTGATCGGCGCGGTGGCCGGCTTCCTCTATTGCCGCAAGGGCAAGGCAAAGGAGTGAGCCGACGTAGGTGCTGTGGTTTTGGTCCAAATACGCCGTCTACGTCGGAATGCGGAACAACGTCAACCGTTCCGACGCCGTGGCCGAATCGCATCTACACAATCGAAGTTTCTGGTTCGTTTGGCACAACGCTGCAGCGAGTGTCGATGAACAATCAGGGGCAGGACTGCAATGCAGAACCTGAACCAAATTGCCAAGAGGAAGCACTTGCTCTCTATTACCTTGAGCGTTGTTGCGGACAGGGTGAGGTTGGCTCTGCGTTACGCAAAGTTGTGATGCAGGGTAGCACTAGTTTCTCTGGCAGTTTTGAGTTTGATTCCTCTGGACGCACAAGTGACGGTCCGTCGTGCACAACGCACATTCCGGTCTCTTACACCAACACGACGCAATGGCCAGCGATTTGCCCGGCAGAACAACCTGGTCCAACCGTTCTTGTGCGCAAGATCTACGAGTGCTCCAAACCGATTATTAGTTGCGAAAACGGAACACTTGTTTACGGAACAACGTGTCTCGACAATTCGCAAATACTTGCGGAGTTCTATGCGGTTCAGGGTGCAAATTACGAGCGCCGTGAAGATGATTGCACAACCAGTCAACAATGCTATTCGGTATTTCTTACCGGTTACGCTATGTACAGACGAGCAAAATCCATAAGCGACACGCACGTAGCCGTCGGAACGTACACAATGGTTTGGAGCAGCACCCCATATGGTGATGATTGCTACTACAGCGGTCCAAAGCTAGGTTGCCCAGGGGAAAGTCCATTCCCGTCGACTATTACTGTAGGAATCAAGCCATAATGGAACGCAAGTGCCATAAACTGATCGATGGTCAATGGCATCAAGTCGAATGCCCCGAAGCTGATCCGCTTGCGTTTGGCCTGGGCAACGTGGTAGCCGGCGCCGCCAAGGCGGTCGGCGTGAAGCCGTCGCCGGGCTGCGGGTGCGAGAAGCGGCGCGAGGCGCTGAACCGCGCCACGCCCAAAGTCGTCGCGAAATTGCTCGACGCGCTCGGTGGTTACTGGTCGAAGTGGTGAAACAAGGGAAACTTTCCCTTGGTGGTTTCCGCTGATCCTGTTACGGTCGGCAGGAATGGCAAAAAGGCCCACGAAACACCGGGTTGAGTCCCAGGGGAAGCCGGTCCTTTTGCGCGAAATCGACGCGAGGACGCGCCGCGCCATGAGCAGGAAAGAAAACGCAAGAGAGGAATGGTGGATGGTCCGCAACGACGGCGACCCGAAGGGCGTCTGGTCGTTTACACTCAACCCGTACGCAAGTCCTTGGGACTGGAAGGTTAAGATCGGTTCCAATAAGCGTCACGTAGAGCGGCGCGTAACAATTGCGAAACACGATGCCGACAACAAGGGAAAACTGCTTGAAATCCGCCGGATCGTCGATAAGATGCGTCAGGCACCGAAATGAAACAGGTGTCGCTGATCCCAGAGGACGCGTGGAGTCGTTTTACATAACACGCAAAGCAAGTCCTCGTTAGCGGCCATTTCGGTGCGATTGAGAGGCGCACCATGTCAGAGAGAGCGATTGAGAGGACTGCACCGCGTTCTTATGGGAAGACGGCCAACAGCATTCAGGTCCGGGTCGACCTTGACCTTATGGACCGGGTTGCCCGGGTAGCGGCGAAGAACAAGCGAACCATCCGGGGCCAGGTCGAGCTGTTCATCGAGGAGGGCCTCGCGGCGAATCCCCGCTTGGAGACTCGCCGGGACGGGGGTGCAGCGTGAGCGACCTCCTTGCACCGCAAGACCGGGTGAAGCAGAACGAGCAGCTCGTTCGCGCCCTGGGGACCATCGTCAAACAGAACTACGTGATCCGTGTGTCCGGACGCGAGTATCTCACCGTCGCCGGGGCGCAAGCGATCGCCTCGGGCATGGGGCTGACCACTACGACGGAACAGCTCCGCCACGTCCCGGCGACGGATGGGATGACCGGCTACTGGGAGGCCACGTCGACCGTGGTCGACCAGCGCGGCGTCGTGCTCGGGCGCGGCGTCGGCTGCGTGTTTGACGACGAGAAGCCGTGGAACACGCGCCCGCAGTTTGCGCGACAGATGATGGCACAAACCCGCGCAACTGGTCGCGCCCTCAAGGGCGTGATGGGCTGGGCGTTCGCGCTGCTTGGCACCGCGTCGAGCCTTCACGAGGAGATGCCCGAGGAAGCCGCTACGACGCCGCAGGACGGCACGGAGGGCGTTCGACGCCTTCCGGCCCGTCCGAGCGCACCGAAGGCCTCCAAAGGCGATCCCGTGGCGCTACGCGAAGTTCGCGGAGTTTGTGCGGAGGTCGAGTGCAAGGTGAGCAAGGCCGGTACGAAGTACTGGCGCATCGGCATCGAGGCTGGCGAGGCCACCGAGTGGTTCACCAGCTTCAAGCCGATTCCGGAGCTCGCCGGTCGGCTGCTGCTCCTGAAGCTTGTGCCACATAAGGACGGCGTCCTGGTGGAGGACTGCATCGACATGGAGGTGGACTGATGGCCAAGCATCACCCGGGTGAGATCTTCGCCCTGGGCGGGTCGCTCACGCCCACCGAGAAGCTCGTTGCGATTGCCCTCGCCGACTACGGCGAGCGGATCCATCCCAGCCAGGCGCATATCGCCATGAAGACGGGGCTTCACCTCGACACCGTAAGTGCCACTATTTGCTCGCTGCGTGGCAAGGGCATCATCGAGACTTACGGCAGCGGCAAGGCGCTGACGTACCGGCTTGACCTCCGGTCTAGGACCGGAGGTACCTCCGGCTTTAAACCGGAGCACCTCCGGTCTACGACCGGAGCACCTCCGGTTTTAAACCGGAGGGATCCTATACACCAAAGAACCACCAAAGAACCACCAGCGGCTGACGCCGCGAAAGGGGGGGTGGTTTCACCCTGGGATGGGATCGATCCGGAAGACGTACGCAAGATCCGGAACTGGTGCCCGCGTGACACGGACACGCTGTGCGAAGCGCAGCGTCGCGTGACCTTGCGCAAGCTCGCCGACCTCGGCATCCGCGTCACCGACCACGCGAGGTGGTGGCGACGCCTGGGCGAGCGGTGGGGGCAGATCGGCGTCCCGCCGTACGACCAGTTGGCGCTCGAGCTTCAGTCGATCGGACACGACGTGCGAGACCGAGTGTCGGTGCTTGCCTTTCGCCTTGGACTTGGGAGGGTGGCAGCATGATCGAGATCCCAAAGACGATTCGTGAGCCCTGGGAGCGGGCGCTCAAGCGAGCCCAGCGCAGCATCTCGACCGGGTCGATCCCGGTTGACGTGGTCGAGGAGCTCATTGCGATGGTGGTCGCCCAGCACGAAGAACTGCGCGAGCAGGACCGCAAGTGGCGCGAGCGCGAGCGGTTCCTTGAGCAGACGATCGTGCGGTGCGGCGGCGGCTTCGACAAGCGCGGCCTCGAAGGTGAACCAAGAGGCCTCATGGTGAAGCATGGAATCCACACCGTGGTGGAGGATTCCCGATGAACGATCCGAGTGGCGTCGGCGCGGGTGCCCGTGGTCGTTCCACGGGCGCCCGAAGCCGCCGTAAAGGCGCTGTAGGCGAAGCGGAGGCTGCGGCTGCCCTCGGGGGCGTCCTTGGCAAGCCGTGGCGCAGGACGGCACAGCGGTGGGGCAAAGCGAAAGCCGACATTGAACCCTGCGACGGGGGCGTTGGCGTCCATGTCGAGGTGAAGCGTGTTGGTTCACTCCTCAAGCGATGGTCGTGCGCGGTGCAAGAGCACCCGCTGATCCTTGGTGGCGAGTTGTACTGCTGTTCCATCGAGAACCTTGTGCTCATGCTTGACCAGGTGGAGATCCCACGCATCTGCGCCAAGAGCTCAACCGTGATGCGTTACATGGCGCAAGCCGTGCGCGACGCCGAGGATGGCCTGGTGCCCATGGTCATGTGCCGGATGGATCACGGGCCATGGCTGGTGTGTTGGCGCTACGACGATGACGACCGGCTGACTGCTGCCTTGCGGGAGGCAATGAAGTGAAACGCTTCCGATACCAGGGTGGGCTGGGCGAGGCCATCAGCATGATCAACACCACGCGGTCGCGTGGTGGTTCGTGGACGCGCAAGGCCAAGCAGCACAAGGCCATAGAGATTCAATGCCGCAAGTGTGGCAGCATTGTGGGCCTGGAGTGCGATCACATCGTGCCGCTGCACCGTGGTGGAACCAACGACGCATCCAACCTCCAAAGCTTGTGCAAGGACTGCCATGCCGCCAAGACCGCGTCCGAAGCAAACCAGCGGTGATCCCCCCCCATCGGGGCCGAGGGGGGCGGGTTCCCGGGGGCACCGCGCTTTGGGGACCTCGAAAACCGACACTCGCCGCAAGCATCGGCCAGCACCGCCTTTATGCGCCGAACAAGCGGACGCCTATGCGCGTGGCATCGTCGATGGCACGCTCGTTGCAAACGCTCGCGTGCGCGATGCGTGCCGCCGCTACTTGGCCGAGCGCCTCGATCCGCCAGCGGCGTCCGTGTGGTGGGACGAGCAGCTGGCAGACAGCGCTCGCGACTTTGCCCTGAAGTGCGGGCAGGGCGCGGAGGCTGGGGCAGGGGAACCGCTGGTGTGGTTGCCATGGCAATGCCTAGTGGCGATGATCCTCCTCGCCAGGCGGCGGGTGGTGAACGGCACCAAGACGGATACCCCTGCCACGAAGGCGCTGCTCTTGGTTGTGTCACGCGGCGCAGGGAAGACCGAGTTCGCCGCGTCGATGATCATGGCCGCGATGCGCAACCCAGAAACGCGCCTAGAGTTCGCGTCGGTCGCTCCGGACGGTCGCCTCGCGCAGAAGACCTTCGAGCGAATGCAGACCATGAGTCAGACGCTCGACGCCAATGAATGGAAGGCGACGGGCGGCAGCACCCCGGCGCACCCGGGCAGGGTGAAGCACGGCGGCAACCGGTACATCTCGCTTCCCTGCACGGACAAGGCGCTTGACGGTCTCACGACCCGCCTGGTCGTAGCCGACGAGGTGGCTCGCATGGAGTCGGCGTTCGGTCGCCTCCTCACCGGCTTGGCGAAATTCGCGACCAGCCAGACGCTGCTCATCACGACGCCCGACCCGGAGCAGAAGACGAGGCCGATCTGGGGTTACTGGGACGCGTGCGAGCGGGCAATCAACGACGGGACGCCCTATCCGCCGGGCTGGTGGCCGCTGCTCTACGGGCTCGACCAAGACGATCAAGCCGCCGACCCGAAGGCGTGGCCCAAGGCCAACCCGTCGCTCGGCGTGATCGTCGACCCGGCGCAGCTCGAGCTCGCTGCCAGGACGATGCTCGAGAGCGGCGACCCGGCGCAGATCGCCGAGTTTGAGACGCAGCTCGCTTGCCGCTACCACGAACTGGCGACCACGGACGTGGACCTCGGGGTGCTCGAGCGGCAGATGCAGGAAACGGATTGGTCGCGCCTTGCCGGGGCGCCAGCCGTCATCGGCATTGACCTTTCCCGTGGCGGCTACGGGGCGCAGCTCGACTTGACCACGATCTGCCTGATGGTCGTGGACGGCAACACGATCCGCGCCCGCAATGTCTCCTGGTGGGCCGGGACCGACATTCAACTCGACGAGCGGCGCTGCAAGAACCCGCTGGGCGCGTGGGTGGAGCAGGGGTTCCTGCGGCGGATGCCTGGCGAGTGGCACGACATGTCCGTCATCGAGGCCGAGATCGAGGCGCTGATGGCCCGATACGACGTGCGAAAGATCGGCGTGGACCCGCACCCAGCCCAGGCACGCGACATCAAACGGTGGGCAGATCGCGGCTGGCCGATCATTCCCGTCGACCAATCGATCCGCACGATGGCTCCTGCGTGGAAGTTGTGGGGCGACCTGCTCAAATCGAAGCAACTCATCTACGAGCCGGACCCCGTGCTCCGCTCGGCGCTCAACGCCGTGCGCTTGATCCGCGACAACGTCGGCAACACGCGCCCGGTGAAGGGGCGAAGTGCTGGCAACACCGACGCGGTGATCGCTGGCAACATGGCGGCGCTGCTGATGGAGCATCACCAGGTGCGTGAAGCAACTGGTCTCTCGACTTCATCGTGTCCCATTGGATAGACACGGTTACAAGAATTCTGGGTTGACGTTTTGGGGCAGAGTTGTTCCATCTGCTCCGTGGGCATCTTTGCACGATTCTTCGGCTTCAAGTCCGGCGTCGCGATCTACACGCGACCCGAGCCGATCATTGCGTCACCGGCTGACGCGATCCCCGCCGTCGTTCGTGCAACCAACCTGATCTCGGCAGATATCGCTCGCCTTCCCGTGTCGGTCTACGACAGCGAAGGCCAGGAGATCGAGGGCCATCCGGTTGAGATGCTTCTCAACCGCGATGCCAGCCGCTGGCAGTCCGGCTACGAGTTCCGTCGCTACACGACCTCCGTCGCGCTGACGCACGGCAACGGAATCGCGCTTATCCGACGCGGAAGCGACGGCGAGATCGCCGAGCTCCAGCCGGTGCCAGCCGACGCGATGAGTGGCGAAATCACCGAGGAAGGCGTCCAGTACCGCATCGGAAGCCTGGTGATGAATGCCGATCAGGTGCTGCATATCGGTGCATATCCGGATCACCTGAACCCGTGCTGGTACCGCTCGCCGCTCGAAGTGGCACGCCACGCGATGCAGCTTGCTGCGGACGAAAACGGTGCCCACGCGTCACTTGTCCGCACCGGCTCGATGGGCAAGGTCGCGATCTCGCACCCGGGCGCAATGTCCGATCAGACCGTTCAGGCAATTCGCGACGCATGGACAACGATGCACGCGACTGCCGACGGCGCAAGCCGTCCGCTGATCCTGCGCGAGGGAATGAAGGCCGAGAAGATCTCGCAGGAGACAAGCGGCACGATGCTTGAATCCCGGCGCTTCAGCGTCCAGGAGATCGCCCGTGCGTTCGGCGTTCCGCCCGAGATGCTGTTTCAGCAGGGCGGCGGCGCCCTTGTGAGCCAAAGCGAAGTCGCCCGCGCATACGCGGACGGCGCGATCGCGGCGTGGGCTTCCGCGTGGGAGTCGGAGCTCACGCGGAAGCTCTGCCGCCCAGGCGAGTTTGTGCGGATCGACACGACGGCGATCGTCCGCGGCAATCTCCGCGACGCTGGCATGGCGTTCTCGAAGCTCGTCCTGGCTGGCGTCATGTCGCCGAACGACGCTCGTCACTACCTCGGTCTGCCTCCGGTGGCTGGCTTGGACACGCCGACGGTCTCGATGCCAGGCGGCGCCAGCGCGGCGTCCGGGCCGGACAACGTGGGGGACGAAAATGCTTGAGCTTCGCACCGCGACCTTTGAGCGCACCGGCAACAAGCTTGCCGGTTACGCCAGCGTCTACAACGCGCCGAGCCTCCCGCTGACGGTGCGCGGCGTCAACAACGGCAAGCCGTTCGT